TCGCTCCATTTGTAGGATTTAATTTCACGCTTCAAATTTACACTTTCTAAAGTTATGATTAACGGCCTGCTCTTAACTTTTAAAATTTGCTCTTTCACCGATCCCGGATATTTCTCAACTGCCCTGATCCGGTACCCTGCGCGCTGAATGTCCTCGATAGCTTCCGGCCTTGCACCGTCTGCATAGATCATCACGTTGCGATCAACTCTGATTTCTTTCATCAACCGGATCAGATCAGGTATTGTCAGGTGCGATTGATAAATCATCTCGTGCCACTGAACCGAATCGCCAACGCTTCCGACCTCAACCAATACGGTGGGGTGATTATAGCCGAAGTCAAGGCCATAAGCTCGTTCATCTGGTATCTGATAGGCACGCTGCGAATAATGCGAATAAACCTGATTGCGTACCGTTGCAGGCATACCCTCACCGTAAATGCGCCACAAATCAGGATCGGCCTGTCTGAGAAATTCAATCTCTGCTATCGTTTCTGGGTTCAGGTAGGGGTTGTCCTTGTAAGTTGTAATGATCCGCACAGCATCCGGCCTTTGATCTAATTCAGTCAGGAACCAGTGGTCTATCTCGGTTGGGTTATAGTCGGCAATAATTCGCCCGGTTGTCCTTAGTGCCAACTGGCGATAAACGCTGAAATCGGCTTCCATTATCTCGTTGATGAACAATATATCCCGTTTTCGACCCTGTACCTTTCCGGGTGAATCCATGCCAAAAAACTCAAACAAGTTGCCATTCAGTCGGTAGGTATGTTCAGTCCTGTTGTGATCCTGTTCTCGATAAAGTCCTGCCTGATTCAGCAGCTCGAAAAAGTCACGCATTGTTGATGCCCGTAATGCGTTATATGTTTCCCGGCAGATACTGATCGTTCCAATCCCGTTGAATTGTACCGCAAGGCTGATTAAGTATTGTAACGCACTGTAAGTCTTACTGCTACGTGCGCCGCCCTGAAGCGCAACTATTCGATGCTTAGGTACGTTCTCAATTAAAAAATGAAGATTGGGGCTCACTTTGCAGCATCCAACCAGTCAGGCCTGTTCTTGAAATCGTGCGTGTTGTCAATAAATTGTTTAGCCTTGCCGTAAGCCCGATCAAGGAGAACCTCAGCAGCTCGAACATCACCTTTTGCCGCCTTTGCTCTGAGGGCCATCAGGATAGCCTCCGCCGCCGTCTTGCCGTCTTTTTCCTCTCCCAACACCTCTGCAAGCAACACCTCAAGTTCCGGTATCTTCTTTGGCCGACCAAGTGGATTGCCAGTCTTACCTTTTTCAAAAGGCTTCGCTCCCTGCGGTGTTTCTCCTTTTTTAAATGGCATGGTTAGGAGTTTTGAGCGAGGAGGTCGGTATAACCGCCATCTCGATACTGGAAGTACCGCGACTTTTATTTAGCCCATCCGCGCATGTTTCTTTTTTTGGATATGGTTTACTTAATGATTTACACAAAGGTATTAAAGATTTGTCAAGTGGGTAAATGTACTTGTTTTTCAGTCCTGTTTTTACTCTTACTAAATCATTTGTGTTTAGCACTTTCTTTTTTTCTCCAAACTGAATATTAAATCCTCGCGGGCTATGGCTTCGGCTGTGAACTTCTTTGCCGTTTTTAGGATTTACAAACTTATCGCCCGTTTTGTGTGCTGAAACAAAATACCAATTCATTGCTTGGTAAATTGTGCCTTGATGTTTTTGGTCCGTGTCTGCATAACTTACTAAAAGTTTACATAATGGATTTACTTTCTTGAACATTTTTACAGCAATCGCAACGGCTTTTGATGTTGTTTCTTGCTTACCGTTTAATGCTACCCTTACCAATTCGCAAACTGTTCCGTTTGGTAAATTAAACGGCTTGCTTATGTTTCCTATTCCGATATTAAAAACTACAACACCGCACCATTCATCTTTTTCGTTAAAAACAGCAAACGCAGTCATCGGCTGCGCTGGTAGTCTTTTTGCATAGTGAAAATTCAAACACGCAAACGAAACAGCTTTATATGATGCCTTTTGCAATCTCATATTTCCCCCGCACTTACTGAAAAGTAAGCACCCTGATATTTACGGTCAATCAATTCTTGTATATCAATCTCAGCCTTTTGTAATTGTTCTGGACTGTCAAAAGTTATTTTCATTGTCGGTGGTTTATTTTTTTCTTCCCCAATCAAATCATCATAACTTGGTTCAATGCCTTTACCAAAGTCGGTCTCCACCTCACCCCAATCTGCCAACTCCTCTTTTTGCCATTCGGACAACTCTGACCAGTTCCAATCGGCAACATCGGCATTATCGTACAGGATAAACTTTTCTTTTTGTTCGGCAGTCCAATCGTCTGCAAGTATAACAGGAGCCTGCTTCGCCCCGATTTCTTTTAATGCTTTTAATCTTTGATTACCGCCCAATACAACAAGTTTGCCATCGGTATCGGTATAACACACCAATGCTCTTTTTTCGAGCATCTCAGGAAAATCACGCACCGATTCAACCAGTTTCTTAAACGAATCATCCCGAATTATTCTCGGATTCTTCGGGTTCGGCTTTATTTCTGTTATGTTTCTGATTTCCATTACTCCGAATAAACGTTTTCACCCCCGATTAGTTTCACGATCAGGTAGTTCATCAATCATTGACAGAATGTGATCCTTAATAGCCTTCAGGTTTTCGAGCTGATCGATCTGTGCCTGACAGACTGCATATCTCTGAGATTCATCCGGGAACTCTTCAATGGCCTTAGCATCACCCATGCAACGAGAAATGAACTCATCTGTTGTTTCACCGGATGATGGGGTAGGTAGTGGCATAGTTAGGCAAAGATATTAACTTTTGCACAAATCAAAATGTTTCATCCTTGTCAGCTTCGTAGAAAGACTTTGAAGGTGTTAACGTTGGCTTAGGCAGGTCAATAGGTATGAATTGGTATTGCTTTGATTTATAGAAGTTTAACATGTGTGCATCGTGGTATAGCATGATATCATTTCCTGTTGTAAACCTGCCCTTGCCGTGAAGTAAAAAAACCTCATCGTCATAGGGTCTGCCATCTTCATCCTTTAATTCGTAGTATTTTGGTCTCCATACAAATAAGACCAAATCGGCTTCAGATTCAATGTTGCCTGAATCTCGAATGTCGGATAGTTGTGGCTGAAATGAACCGCCTCTCTTTTCCAAGTCACGATTAAGTGAAACAATTGACACAACAGGCACATTGAGATCTTTAGCCATGTTTTTTAATTCAACTGCAATCATTGACACCCTTTGTTCGGCTGATGCGTTCCTTCCTAGCTTTGGGTCTATCTTTTGCAAGAAGTCAACAAAAATGACCTTACATCCTTCGTCTTTCACAAAACGACCGGAAATAGCTCTTATTTGAGTGAGTTCCCTTTCGGATGATAACCAATACTCCTTTTGCCTTAAAAGTTCATCTGCGGCCTCCTTTTGATGCTTTTCAGCTAACTTTACCTTTCCGGACATAACTGCTTTCGGGTCTAAAGGTGGATTTGAGACTCCGCAACACATCAGATCATGTACATCAGCTTCTGTCATTTCAAGTGTAAAGAACAGTGGCTTTTGATTTTCTGATATTGCTGCACGTATCATTTGCAGAAGCATCCTTGATTTACCCATACCGGGTCTACCACCGAGAATGTTTAAATGTCCGTTCTGCCATCCACCTATTGCCTGATTCAATTCATGTATTCCTGTTGTAATTCCGGGAGTTATGCCATTTTCTGCATCGAATACGCGCTGATAGAACCTTTCTCTTCCTTTCTCAATTAGCTTTAGATTATCTGTCACACCATCATTTGCCCACAATGCTTGAATCATGTCCTTCATCCTAGTGCTGAACTGTTCATATAGCTTCATGCCATCGTAATGTTCATCTTGACCAATAAAGGTAATTCCATCAATACACATTTTTCTGATTTCTCTTGATACATGAGCTTGCTTCAAAAGCAACATGTATTCTTTGAACCTTGTTGATGCAGGTACTGATTGAGTGTACTGAATGATTGTTGCAGGATTAAACTCAGGATCATGTTTTTTAAACCAACCTGTGACAGTGATAATATCAATTGCGATTCCTTGCCTTTTCAGATCACGCATTGCGCTGAATATTCGCTTAGATTGATCTGCTGCGAAAAATTCATGCGATAATATATCCATTGCCTCTTTTTGCACATCGGCATTCGTTAGGACCAATGATATAATCGCTTTTTCTATATCTCCGTAAATCATATCAGATTGCGAAATTTTGGAACTGCTTGTTCTGATTTAACTTCATACCGAGCCTTATGAATGCTGTGATATTCCCTTATTTTATTTTCCAAAGTAAAAGACTGGAATTGATTTAGTCGGATACCACCATCTTCATGTTCGTTGGTATAGTGGTCTGTGAAATCCTGCCAGAACTGCTTCGGATAGATTACATCGGGATACTGTTTTCGGAACTGGTCGATTCGTTCTTTGAACTGGTGCGCTGTTGCTGTCTTCCACCATCTTGATCGAAATTGATTAGCCGCTTCAACCTTTTTGGTGATTGCCTTTTGGGCTGCGATTTTTTGTTCATGTGTCATTTTTTCAAAATTTGGGTTTGTATCTTTATTGTTTTTATTGTTTTCTTCTTTACTGTCTTTATCTTCTTTTGAATGTCTCACGTGCTTTTGCTGTGCTTTATCAAAATTTGATAGAGCAGTTGTCAGTGCTTTATCAAAAATTGATAGAGCAATGATGTTGCACTGATACTGGTTTGCACCCGGTCTATCAATTTTTAATAGACCACTTTCAACCAAAGTATCAAAATGCCTCTTATAAGTGTTGTAAGATGATATGCCTGTGCCATCCATTACCTCCCGGCTTGTGATGCCGAATTTATCCTTCCATCTAAGGTTATTCGCTATTCTCAGGATAAAAAAATAAACGGCTATCGTTCCGGGACAGTTTTTGTCTGGGTTATCATCAGCCCATTGCCAGTAAGAGGCAATATACTCAAATATGTTGTTTTGTTTCATTGTGTCTTATCTATTGTTTTCAAAAACATATTCAAATTTTATAATTCTTTTGTCGTTAGCTTTATTTAATAAATACTGTAAAATATTAATGTATAGGCTTTTTTGATTGTCATTAACTTCATATCTATTTGATTTGCATTCGTATATTACAACTTCAATTTTATTGCTTGCTAATATATCCATAAAGCACATTTTATCTTTTTCTCTTTCATACCTGTAAACAAATCCCGGTTGATACAAAACATTATCATATTCTAATTTAATTTTTTTATAAGTTGTTTTCTCGAAATCTGTGGTAGATTCTTTTGTCATCATGTAATTGTTTATGTATTTTTTTTCTTGTAGACTTAAATCTTCCAGCTTCATTTCATTAACTATAAAATTGTAAAGATCAATTGATTTTATCAATCCTTTATATCTTGTATTTAAAATCATTTTTGTAGTCCATCCTTTATAATTTGGTTCTGATGGAAAGTATGCAGGATTAAAACCTTTATAAGTGCTATGGCTTACATCTCCTTGTTTGTAATTAGGGCATCCCCAAAAATCATATCCTGAGATATATCTCATTTTACTGCCGCATACATAACAAACATTATCTTCATATGCTTTTGTTTTTTTATGATACTCTATTACTGCCTGATTAAATTCTGACAATGTTCTATCGCAATAACTTTTATAGAGATTTATAATTTCATCCTTGTTATCATTTATTAATTTGCAACTTAATTCCCTTGCATTTTTATTTTTATCAATCAAAAACTGCATGAATTTATCGCATTCATCCTTTGTCATCATTTTGGCATATTCAATTTTTTTCATAAAATCAAAAAACCCATGAAGAACTGCGGTGAGATCGGCTTTAAGTATCGCTACTCTTAGCCTCGCAGCCCTTCATGGGCAGTAATGTTTTACAATTGCTCAGGATCTCACTTCTGAACATTACAAAGATAAATTAATTATTCAAAACCTCACCCAACAGATCAAAAAATTCATCCGGATTGTGAACGAAAAAGTAAAGGCCACCAGCCAGTTGTTCGCGTTGCTGTTCTGCCAGTTGATGATCTGAAGGCCTGTCCTTACCAACCTTGACCTCCCACATCACAGACCTTCCGCGTATGGTCGAAGATATATCAGCCGTGCCGCGCCGGGTTGTTGATGGGATAAACTTTTTTACTTTTAGTTTAACACCATAATCAAGTTTTTCAGTGCTATCAACCAATCTGCCTGCTGAACTTACCCTTGTTGCCCGGTAACCAATCCAATTGATATAATTTACAATAAACTGTGTTAACCCGTTGGCTTTTTTGATTGCAGGTAATTTTACATCAATATACTTTCCGGAAGCATAAGCAAGAGGATATTTATTCGCGAAATTTTGCCGATGCGCTTCTTTATATTTTTCTATTGCTGTCATGGTAAATCTACTCAAATTTTCCTTTGTGATGAACAAACATTGCAACATCACCCGTTATTTCCTGATAAAAAGAAACCTCAACAGGCTTTTCAAACCAACCGTAATACCTTTCCAGTGCGTGTTTGAGCAGCGATTGTGTCACATTGTTTGCGATTGCAGCGATCCTTACCCGGTAATCATATCCGTGCCGGGTTGTTTTCATGCAGACAAACTGTTCAATGGCCTTACCGAGATTAGAATACATCTCTTTGTTGTACTTGCGTATCATGTCCAAGTTGTGAACATTGCGCTCAGGTCTTCTTTGTTTCATTAGTACACAGGTTCGTTAATGGTTTGTAATTGTTCTCGCAGTTTAGCAATTTGATTTCCGCATTTGATCATGGCGGTGTGATACTCTTCGATTACGTTTTGCCATAGTTCGCGATCAGCTCGAATGATATACATTTTGCAGCGTTCAATCTCAGGGCAGTACGAAATAAAGTCAACCCATTGCAATTGATCGCAGCAAAGAAACGCGGCAATTATCTGCCCTTCGTGTTCGGTCGGGATTTTACCTTGTCTGATATAGGTCAGATGCTTTTTCGGTCGCGGTGATTTTATTTCGATGGCCCCGATGTAACCGGATTCGCCAGGCACGAATCCATCAGGACTGAACCCGAAATGATCGACCCCATCAGGCTGAACAAATCCGAGTTGCTCTACCTTAACCGCCCTAAGGCGTTCGTATTCGGCCCGCGCGATTGGTTCAAGATCTTTACCGCGTATCATGTCTTCGGATTCGAACATATCGAACTGATCATCTGAGTATCCGGTTTCCTGTTCTGCTGCGATCCGGTCGCATAGTTCGAGCCATTTCGCCCCAATCATTGACTTAGATGCACCGCCTGTTATCTTGCCGACCCGGAGTTCAAACCACTCCGGGCTGCCTTGTTGGATGTTGTGGATGATCATGGTTAAAAAAGTTTTAGTTGATTTGACTCATTTTCTTTAAACCTTTTTTCGGCTTCTTTTAGGTTCAGTATGGCTTGTTTGTAATAGCTATCTTTAAGCTCAATTCCAATTGCTTTACGCCCTAATGAAACCGGGCTGTAAACTTCAGAGCCTACCCCCATAAATGGGGTAAGAACCACTTCTTCAGGATTGCTATACAATTCAACAATACGATCAATGACATCTAATTGAAGTGGATGTACATGTTTTTCATCATCTTCTTCTTTTGAATCTCTAAAAGGCAAAACATTGTCTATTCTTATATCGTCCCAAACAGACGAAGCGTATCGCTGCCATATGTAATGTGATAACTTATTTGTTTTGGGATCTTCGTGGTCTGTGAAAGTCTTCTTCAAATACTCCCATAGCTGCGATTCATTAAGGTTTGATTCGTTCGCATTGTTCCAAGCTTTTAATATGTTTGGCAGTATTGGAATCTCTCCGGCATAATTTTTAAAGCCTGTTGGATGTGTTACCGGAACTTTGTTTTCGCCTTTCTTTGTAAATATTAAAACATAGTCAGGCATAGCGGTGAAACACTTTGTAGAATCTTCTACTATAAACTTGTGCATTAACGATTGAACCATTGTACGCATTCTAACCTTTAACGGCTCTTTCCAAATTGTGATCCGGTTGCGGTATTCAAAACCATACTTTTCGTGAATCTTAATAATTTCATGCGGAAAATCCCAAAGTCGGCAAGTGTTATCGAACACGTCAGTGCAATGAACAGCAGTAATACGACCTTTCTTTGTTACTCTTGCAATCTCAGCTATTAGAAATTCGTACTGATCTAAAAACTGTTCTTTGTTTTCACAGTTCGAAAAATCATTTTCAGAACTTGAATAGTTATATAAGCCGGCGAATGGCGGTGAATAAACCGATAAATCAATGCTTTCGGCATCTAATTCTGGAAGTACCAACATGCAGTCCGAATTGTACAGGGCGTAACGATTTGTTACGATTTGATCTTTTACTTTGCTCATAGGAAATTGGGTTTTAAAATTGCTTTGTTAAATTCTTTTGTCTTGTGTGAAAATGATTCATTCACATTCTTTGTAAGGCTATGATGCAATTCAATAGCCTTTTTTGTTTTTTGCTTTAAAGATTCCATTACCCTTTGTTGTCCGTCGGATATAACCAAATCAATAGTTACATCTTTAGTTTGACCGAATCTCCAAAATCTGCGTATTGCTTGATAATATTGCTCATAACTCCATGTAGGAAAAAATACAGAGTGATTGCAATGCTGCCAGTTCAATCCAAAAGAAGTCATTTTTGCTTTGGTTATAATTCTCTGAATATTACCTGCTGCAAAATTCATTAATATATCTTCTTTTTTTTCGATGCTCATACTTCCAATTATTTCTACAGCGTCATTATCCATTTCTTTTAACATTCGGCTTTCTTCATTTAGATTACACCAGTATACAGACGTTTTACCTTTTGTTAATGAAACAGCTTTTTCGCATCTTTTGTCGATTGTTTGCGATTGTTCGTGCCTTACCTCTGTCATGGTTTTCGCAATTGGTATAAATAATTGTATTTGACCGTTTATATCAACTAAAGATTGATTTTCTACAATATGATTTACAACAAAAAGGTTAGGTAAAATATATCGTTCATTTGAAAATCCAATATCAGAAGGCATTTTTACCATTATAGACCATTGGTTTACCCAAGCAAAAAAATCTTTTTCAGCATGGGGCTTTAGATAGTACTTTTCTCCTATATTTCTATTGGTGCTATCTACCGAGTTTTGATTATTCTTAAAGAACCTTGTAAGCATATCCATGTAGCCCATGTAGCCCAATGCTTCCGAACTTGTACCTAACTCGATAAAATCGTTGGGGCTTGGAGTGGCAGTAGAAAGGAATCGGTAACGTATCTTTTTAACAAATGCGGTTACTTTCGATTTAATTTTTCCGTCAAAATTTTTCAATATACTACTTTCATCCAATATGACACCTATAAAGTCAGTTGAATCAAAGTAGTGTAGCCGTTCGTAATTGCATATTACAATTTTCTTCGTATGCTTACCGTCTTTGGAATATTCAATATCGTCAATTCCTAACTTTTCAGCCTCTAATATAAATTGAAAAGCAACAGCAAGTGGAGTTAATATTAGAACCTTTTTATTTGTGTGCTGAATAATGTTTTTTGCAATTGATATCTGAATTAAAGTTTTGCCAAGTCCAGTATCGGCAAAAATAGCAACGCGACCCTTATTTACAGCCTTTTCAATTATGTATTTTTGAAAGTCAAAAGCTATCTCAGGAACATAATTCACATCAAATCCTGAATTAACTATTGAATGTCTTTTACTTTCCAAAAAATTCAAATACTCCCGATTCATACCTCGCCCTCCTGTTCTTTAACTTGTTCCAATTCGGCCTTGCGCTTGTCTTTGGCTTCGATCACGTTCGGATGTTTAGCCAGTGCTTTATCCATGCTCACATAGACCTGCTTTAATTCATCCAAAGATTCGGCCTCCATTATATCGTTCTGTGCTTGGGTGATTTGTTCCAGTGTGATTGATGGTTGATTCTGAAGCGGCGCAGGTGGGAACGGTCTGACCCGTAACGCCTCGACATCTTCGCCGAATGCTGAAATCTGCGCAACGTACAGGGTGATTCTTATTCCTACCCACCTTTCAACGTATGGCGTTTTAGCGACCTTAGTTATTGCCTTTGCGTTGGTTGCATTTATGATGAATGGTTTTTCGTTTTCAGCCCAGTGAACAACAAGGCATTCCTGTTTTTTTCCGTCTGATCCTTTGATTGTTTCTTTGCGTGCCATTTTGATTGTTAGTGTCCGCTCTTCTCCGGCATAATTGAAGCAGTATGCCCCGAAATAATCAGGGTTGCGGTAGCGTTTCCAATGTGTTAGTGTTTCCATATTTTTTAGAATGTGTAAAGTTTGTCAAGTTCTTTTTTTAGGTCAAGTGAGTGAGCCATGATGAACATCACTATTCTTTTTTTAGTTGCATCATCCAAGTATGGATGACCATCAACAAGTAATTTCAGCCTCGATTCGAGTGCTTCGAACTTCTGATGAGCGTGTTTGATAGCCTGCGCAGTCATATCTCAAAGTGATAATTAAAAAACTGAGTGTAATTGTGCGACAGTACGGCATCGACCTCAGCCCATACTTTGAAAAATTCGGCTTCTGCAATCGGTATGGCATCCATCCGGTCTGCAAATGATAGTAAAGTGCGCTTTACATGTTCGGCATTGTCGCAATGACTTACCGAATTAACGCCCTGCCCTGCTATGATCGTTGTCATGTAGGGCAATTCGGGTCTGGCATCGATCATAATATAGATCGGCTT